GTTCTTCATTCCAATGTACTAAGAAACATGCATTACCATAAAGTTTTAAATCAAATGTTACTCTCTTCATTTCTTCTTGAGGTAACATCTTAGCAAATGATTGTTTTAATTGTTCATTTTCACAATAGATACCTCTACCAAAAATCATATCAGCAATACCACCAATACAAGCTGCGTTGCTTGTAGAGTTCATATATGCCTCCGTAATGTTTTGGAAATAATCATCCGGCATTATGATACCAACCGGCACATATTGCATTCTTGTTTTTGTATCCTCTATAACTTGAGGGATTTCTTGTTGGGCTAAGTTTACAACTGAGAAATTTTGTGGTTTGCTCATATTAATCTAAAATTATATATTCGTTATCTGATAGGTTTGATACATACACATTTTCCAATGGTATTTGGTTTGTGTAATTTGCTTTATCAATTGATTGAGAAGCAAATACATTTATTGAACCATGCCATATAGATGAAGTACCATTTGAAATATAAGCCCTATATTCATCACCAATTGATGCTGATACAATAGATGCTGTGAATGCTAATAAGCTTTCATATGCCCCATATGTGTAACTCAGAGAGCTACTTGTATTAACCAATGTAGACATGTTTTGTAAATGTAGCTTAAGCTCTGATGAACCAGTTGGCTGTGTTCGTATTGTAAAGGAATTACTCCCAGAAATATAGTATGCTAACATATCTTGTATTTACCTTGTTATTTTCTATTACTTTAACAACATTCCAGCTAAATTTAGTTAATGAGCATAAAAAAAGGAGAACCGAAGTCCTCCTTTAGTATTATTGTGTAATACTGATTAGTTAGTACCGTAAACTACCGTTGGTTTAGCAGACCCAGACAATGCTGCGAATGGGTTTCCAGCTACAGAGCCAGAGATTAAAGCCGCTGGTAATGCTTCAGTTCCAGTAAGAGTTACTGAGTAACCATAAAGGTCACCTAAAGCAGCTCCAGTTTGGATGGTTCCCGCAGTTACATCACAACCTAAAACTTCACCTGCTACGAAAGCATCTCCGTTATTAGTTGCAATTACAATCTGAGGTCTACCATAAGCCATTACTTTCAATTGGGTACTCATCTCTTGTGTGATTTTCTTTAAGTTCAACACTGTCTCCTGAGAGAAGAATGTTGTTCCGTTTTCACGAGATGAATTAACAGTTTCAGTATATGCACTTGTCCCTTTTAACTGATAGTAGTAAACTGAACTACCTGATGGGAATGCTGTGATTTCTCCAGCTACGTTTTTAGTGAAAGAACCCGTAGTGTAGTTAAGAAAGTAAACACCAGCTAAACCACCGATACTCTCTTTACAAACTTCGTTTCTTCCAGCACTTAAATTACAAGTCGCCATATGTTTGATTTTTTATTTATTGTTAATTATGTTAATTTAAAATAAGTAAAGTGAGGGGAGGAATTATACCTCCCCATTATTCACTTAAATTTTTTATTAGTTAGGGATGTGGATAGCAATATCCTCACCTATACCAAATTGAGTTCCAGCAGTATATCTCATAATGATTCTGAAATTCTGTGAGCCATCGATGTTAGCCATGTCTAAAACTCGTACTTCGTTGTAATCAGATAATAAACCTGTACCGAAGAATAAGTTAGATTTTTGAGCTGCTACCATATATGAACTAGTCATACCAGGACAGAATTCTAAAGCGATACCATTAAAGTCCATTGGTTTTTCACCAACAGTAACTTTGTTATCGTATCCGTTAGCGTAGTTAGCACCTAATGCAGTTTGATAAGCTTTCTTAACGTTTGTTGGAACGTAGATAACTAAATCTTCTTTTCCGTAAACCTCTTCAGGAATAGCATCAACTAATGAAGTTAATTTAGCAATTACGTTAGTAGAAGTGATTGAACCAGAAGCAGATGATTTAATTACTGCACCAGCTCCACCAGCAGCTGCTGAACCAGATAATGCAGGTAATAAACCAGCGAATTGTCCGTTAGTAGCTCCTACACCTTGCCAGATAGAAATTTCAGTAGCTTCAGCTACTTTTCCACCTACATAAGAGATTAAGTAATCGTTGAAATCTTTTGGAATTTCATCAAATGCGCTGTAGCCCAATTGTAAAGATTCCCAAGAATCTACGAAGTTTTGCTTACAAAGCTCCAAGTTAACTTGCAATTCCTTTGGTTCAATTATTCTCTCAGAAAGAGCTACAGTACCAGAAGTTACAAAGTTACAAGAAGCATCGTTGATAATGCTATCAACCGCTACCTTTTGGATTACCTCTTTGTACTTCACGTTTGGCATGATAGTAATAGATTTGTTGTCCAAAGTCTTAGCTGATAACAACGCCGCTGCGATATAATTTCCAGCGAACTCACCAGCATAGGTTGAAGTAACCGCTGGTTGTGTGAAGTTTTGTTGTTTTCTCATTTTTAATGAATTTGTTTTGTTGTTAATTTTATTTGTAAAGTTTAGATAGAAAAGCTTCTTGCGAATTTGCTGCTTTTTTACCACTTGTTTGTGCTTGTCTACTTAATGTTGTTTTCACATCATCAATAGGAGCTCCATTCAATTTGTTTAAAGCTTTTGCTTTTTTCATTTCAGTTGGCACCATCTCTTCATCCTTAGCAGGAGCTTCTTCAGATATTACATCTTCTTTAACTTCTTCTAATTTTGCTAATCTAGCAGCCATTTCCTCAATTCTATAAGAAAGTTTTTCGTAAACCTCACTCATCGTTTGTGGAATATCTTGTGGTTCAGCAGTAGTTGCATCAGGTGTTTCTGCAGATGAGATATCATCTCCAGCTATCGATGCCATATCTTCTTCCTCAGGAACTTCAGGTTGAGCTTCCTCAACATTCATTCTTTCGGTGATAACACCATCTTTAGTAACAACTCTAATCACTACTTCTTTACCTTCTGAGTCCTTTAAAGCAATCTCATGTTCTCCATCGGGTGCAGGTGATAAAGTTCCATCAGATGAAACTACATCAACTTTTTCTCCTAAGTCAAACGTTGGTGATTGCAATACAGTCCCATCAGCCAATGTGGCATCAGTAAACTCGACAGCCTTAGATAAGGTTTGTACAAGTTTCTTAAGTACGTCTTTTGCGTTCATATTAGTTTTGTATTTAGTTATTTAACAATTGGTTTTTTTTTCGTATCGATTTTTAATTACCCGGCACGTAAGGGTAAGGTGCTGTATATCTAAATGTACCACTTCCACTATTATATGTAATAGTAGTTGTATTACCAGCTTTAGTAATTGTAGCATTAGTTACAGCAATATTATAATCAGTAGAGCCACTACCAATAGTACCTTCAAATTGAATTACAAATAATCCGTTTGAACCAGCTCCCCCAACACCAGCACCAGCACCGCCGGTTCTAGCTCCACCACCACCTGCTCCAAAAGAAGTAGCTGATTGTCCATTAATTTCAAAAGCTCCAGTACCACCGGCTCCGTTACCACCACCATCATTACCAGTACCAGCTCCACTAGTAACGCTATCAGTAGTACCACCACCACCTCCTCCAAGTGGGATAAAAGAAGCAATTTCACTTCCTTGTCCACCATTACCAGAAACACCTGTTCCAGGGTTACCATCAAATGGAATACCTACTCCACCATTTTCAGTATTTCCGGCTCCACCACCTCCGTAAGTATTACCGCCGCCTGATATAACAGCTCCACCTGTAAATCCAGTATAGTTAAAAGTTCCTGATGGTGTTATGATTGAACCAGTACCAGAGTTACCCCCACTACCACTCACACCACTTCTACCACCTTGTGCTTTTAAAGTTGTTATTCCTGCGTAGGTATCATTATAGATAGTTGCGTAAGTATCTTGTCCATTAAAGCTTCCACTACCACCACCACCAACGTTTATAGCCCAAGTAACGTTTGGTATAACTGATAAAGATGCAGATAGAAAAGCACCAGCTCCACCACCTCCACCATTAGAGCCATTTTCACCACCACCTCCACCAGCTAATGCCCAAACATTAGCAGGAAAGTTGTAGCTAAGTCCATTCCTATTTACAAAAGGCTGGACAGCTTTAATGATATTTGAATTTAGATTTACTGACATATTTTAT